CGAAGCATCAGCCGCCGCGCGCGCGAAAGCCGCTGATGCATCCGGGTAGCCCGAAACGGTGGGATCGGTCGGCGCAATGTAGACATCGAGCCACGCAATACGGGCGAGGGCGCCATAGACAGTAGTCAGGTAGGCGGTAGCAGAGCGCTTGTACGTCAGCGAGGCAGGATCAACCGTATCAACAGGGTCAATGTCGCGGATTGCCAAGCCGTTCAGGCTGAAAATTGCGCGATAGTTGCTTGTCTCGGCAAGGTATGCCGTAGGGAATCGGCCTGCGGCGTTCGAGGTAATCGAGGTGCCCAGCGACACGGTAAAGCCCGCATCCGCATAGACGGCAAGCGGCGTCAGTGTCCCGCTAGCATAGAACTCCCACGTTGCCCCGTTGATAGGGTTGCCATCGGTGTCCAGTGCCGGGATTAGACCGGCTTCGAAAAGGCTCATGCAGTGATCCCATGAAAAACCCCGCCTTTGCGGGGCGGGGCTGGTGTGGTATTCCAAGGCATGGAACTAGTTTTGATCGTGCTCGCCAAAGCGGGCGTCATCGGCATTTTCGAGGCGATTACGGGGCGGAAGCCGTTCCCTGCGAAGACGCCACCGCGCTGGCTGCGCTGGTGCTACCGACAAGTCGGGCGCGCTTTTCAAGCTGTTGGGCAATCGCTTTCCGGGTTGGGCCAGCGGGACCAGTAGCGGCCTGCATGACCCTGCGAGCGCCCGGAGCATAAGCCGCCAGAAGCCCGCCGAGAACAATCGCAGCCTTTGGCGAAAGCGCCACCGAACCTGCTGCAGTCGCCCCCGCAATGGCCCTGTCTGCCGTCCCGCTGTTGGGCACGGTATCGACCAATGCCTTACCCTGTGTGGCGTAGTCCTGCATCAGGGCGTCACCACGCAGATAAGACTTAGACCGCACACCGCCTGAGGTGTTCTGTACCGCCCGGTCAAACTGCGTCGGGGTGAACGTGCCAGGATCACCACCAGCACGGCGCGCAGCGTCCTCAATCCGAACGAGCTTGGCGTAACCAGCATCGGCAGCGTCCAGAAGCGCTACAGCCTCAGGGTCGGAATGACGGCGCGCTGAATTGTCGATTGCGGTCTGAATGCTCTCGATGGCATCGGCAAGGGCCTGATCTTCCGAAGTATTACCCTTGCGGAACTGCGCCGCCTTTTTGCCTAGATCGCTGATCGTGTTCTTGTAGGCTTTTCCTGTCAGCTCACCATTTACGAAACGCTGTTTGACGTAATTGTCAAGGACAACCTTCAAGCGCTGCTGCGTGGCAGGCCCCATTGCGTCAACGCTCTGCGAAAGCGCTGCAACGTCATTGGCAAACTCGTCGTCAGGAACCGCCTTCATGGCCGTACGGGCCTGCGCATACACGCGGTCAAAGGTTTTCTGCGCATAGGCCTGCGGTGCCGTCCCCGGCTTCATGCCTTGGGGGAGGCTTTCACCGACTTCCTTCAGAGCGTCGTTGAATGCACCAATCTGGAAGCTGTCCCGAGATTCCTGCCGCGCGCCCCTGATAGCCGAACCAATCACCGGAAGGGACTGCAGCTTTTGTTCTGCCGAGTTGATGGCGTTGCCTACTGCCGTACCCGTTGCCGCAGCGCGCTGGCCAAACGTCAGGTTGGTCACGCCAGCGTTGTAAAGCTGATCAACATTCGCCGTGCCGGGATTGGCGAGCCGCCCGAGAGCATTAGCCGCCCCAGTCCCTAAAGCACTTGCGCCAGCACCAACGCCCGCGCCCAGCAAGGCGTTCTGCAGCCGGTTGCCAGTGTCGGCATTACCCGCGCCAGACGCCGCGCCATACGTTGCGTCCGATGCAATGCTGCGGACTGCGCCAGCGCCAACACCCGCGCCAGCAAGCGCAGCCTCGCCACCCAGTGCCGCCATGACACCGCCTGAAATTGCGCCTACGCCTGCAGAAATGGGGTTCTGTGCCGAGACCGCATCAATCCCCGCGCGGACGCGTTCCGGGTTGCCGCCGAAAAAGCCCGCAATGTTGTCGAGAGTGCCGCCAGAGACAGCCTGACCGGCGTTGATCGCGTAAGCGCCTGCAGGGCTTTGCCCGACCGTGTTGATGGCCTGATCTACCGCAGACAGGGGCACTTGCTGCGAAAAATTGACCGGGTAGTTTTCAATCGGCACGCGCGGGAACTGATCCCGGTAGTTGGCCTGCTGGCGAGCTTGCGTAAAGACGCGCTCGTCATTGATCCCAACGCTCTTGAGATACGCAACAAGATCGTCACCAGACGCGCCAGAACCAAGAAGCTGGCGGTAGCGATCATTCACGCCGGTATTGACCACCGACTGCGTATTGCCACCAGCAAGGCCACCGGGCGTAGGCGAACCAGCGCCGGGAATGTTGCCCGTTGCGCGGGGATCGGCATTAGCGGGCGGTGCTGCGCCTTCTGTCGTTCCAGCGGCGGGAGGGTTCTGATCCTGTCCGGATGGCGTGCCCGCATTCACCTGATCAAGCTGCGCGCCAATATAGGCGTCAATCTCGTCCTTGTTCCAGCCTGCGGCTTTCAAACCAGTAACCCGGCGTTGCGCTGATTGGCGAAGCACTTCCATGCGGCGCGCAAGGTTCTCGCGGATCAGCTTCGGGTCCATCGAAGGATTGATGGTGGTCTTGTCGTATTCCGCCTTTTCGCCGGGCGTCAGCGAAGCGCCGAACTGGCTGTTGCGGATGACGTTATCGAACGCCGCGACATCGGACCACCACTGCTGCTGGCCGGGAGTGCCAAAGCCGGAATACAAGCTTTGAATGGAGTTTTCGAGGCCACCCGTCAGGCTATTGCCAGCGTAGGCGTCCTGAAACGTGCTGGTTAGCCGGTCAAAGTTGGCGAGGTTGTCGCCAATTGAGGTCAGCTTGGTAACGTCGCCTTCACGCAGGGGCTTGCCGGGGCCAACAGCAACCTTGGGCGTGCCGTCAGGATTGTGCGCGGCTTCCCATTCAAGCCTTGCGCGGCGCTCGCGGTCCATCTGCATGGCCTGATCAGCACGCGCGCGGTTTGCCGCTTCAATCTGCAACGCTTGGCTAGTGTTTGCCCGCGCCTCTGCGCTCTGCTTGTACGGGTCTGCAGGCGCGATGACGGGATCGCCCTGAGACGGACCCTGAGGTGCAGGCTTGATTCGGAATGCTGCCCAAGGATCATTCTGAGCCATCAGGGAACAACTCCTTCCGAACCGTCAGGCAAAAGAATGGGTGTGCCGCTGGGAAGCTGGCGCGCTTCCTCAGGCGTCGTCACCTGCACTGTAAAACCGTTGTTGCGGATGATCGCGGCAGCGCGCGGCCCTACCTGCTGCACCACCTGCAAAGCCGCCTGAAGCGAAGTGGGCTTGCGAGCGGCCTGAGGTGCTGCCTGTGGGGCCTGTTGCGGGGCTTGCTGGGGACCAAACTTAGGAACGTAAAGTCGTGTTTCACCACCAGAGCCAACATAAGGCTTAGCCTGCTCTTGCTGCCACGCCTCCAAGACAAACTTTTGAAACTCTGGCGTACCGGGCTTGAAGCCGTTATCTACAGCCAGCCTGCCAAGCGAGGAAAGCGCTTGCCCGCCGTCCTTCTCGAACGCCTGCACCACAAGCCGCTGCTGCGCTACCCAGTTGGGATCATACGACTGCGGCGCTCCTGATACGTTGATACCGATCTGCCTCGCAGCGGCAAGCGATTGCTGGTAGGTCGTTTCGTCCTGCGCGTGGTTCAGCAAGCGACCAAGCTGCTGTAGCTGCCCTAGCCGCTGCTCCGACTGAGCTTGCTGCTGCTGGCGCTGCTGGTTCTGCGCGGCAATGGCAGTGCGCATGTCCTCAGGCGTCAAAGCGCCGTAGTCAATATTCGGGCCAGAACCGCCGCCAATGCCGCCACCTGGCGCCTGTGAAACGTCACCCGCCATCCCCGGCTTCTGTCCACCGCCAAGAATGGTTGCCAGCGCATTGCGGCTAGCTTCCTGACGGCGAAGCTCGCGGCCCTGCTGATAGCCGTCAAGAGCCATGGCGAGAACGTTAGGCTGACGAGCCAGTGACCAATCGATCATCCCTTGACCCCGTACTTGAGGATACCGCCGACGCCCGCGCCAATCAGCGAATTGATGTTCTGGGCATTGGAAAGCGCCGCGTTGCCGATTGCATCGGCGCGGTTGCTATTGATGTTGCCGATTGCATTGGCGTAGTTGGTGCCCACACCGGCCAAAGCGCCGCCCGCCGTAAGCCCCGCTCCTTCCTGCTGTGCAAGGGCGTTCAGATACTGCGTGCGATAGCCCGATTGCAGGTTCTGCCGGTAGTCCTCAAGCGCTCGCATAGCCGCGCCACTCTGCACCGTGCCCGAACCCGCATAGCCGCTGTTGATCGCGTTCGCGCCTTCACCGAACTGGAAAGCGTAGTCGCTCCCCTGAAGAAACTGCTTGAACTTGTCCTGTGCTGCGCGGTTCTGTGCCGGGTCGCTATTCAGACCAAGAATGCCCGAGAACGCATTGCCCGCCCAGTTGCCACGGTCAATGTTGGGCGTGAGCAATGCCTTGTTGCTCTGATAAATCTCGCGCTGCACCGCTGCAGACTGATCGGCGGCCTGTGTGGCGGCATTGGCTGCCTTGTTTGACGCACCGGCACCAATCGCCGCGCTGCCAATAGTACCCGCACCAATAGCAATGGCGGCAAGCGTTCCAATCGCCATATCAGATTTCCTTGATAAACGTCCGCTCGGCAAGGCGATAACCAAGCCGCGTGTAGAGCTTTTCGAGATCGGGCATTGTCGCAATGTCGAGCATCAGAAACCGCGTGGCACCCCGCGCCTTCGCCAGCTTCTCACCCTCTGCAAGCAGCTTCAGGCCCTCAAAGCCTTCCGACCGCCAGAACAATTCCTGAAAAATCTTGACGCTGTTGTTGAACGGATGCGGAAACACCAAACCGCCGAAGATCGATGCCTTGCCGACCAGCAAAATACCGTCATCGCTATCGATCAACATTCCAAGCAGGCTACGGACGCTTTCATCATCCCAGCCCACTTCGCCCGTAACCCCTGCTTCATCGGCAAACCTGCGGCCAAGCTCCATGACATGCGGGATGTCGGCGTGCGTGGCCTGCCTCATGTCAGAACATCCGCCGCCTGCAGCCGCGCAATCAGGAGCACCACAGCCGCGCTCAGCGCCTTTACCGCATCGTCGGTTGCTTGAACCTCGGCTTGCGTGGGAACCGGGCTTATCGTCTGCCCAGCGTATGCCGAATAAACCGGAGCCGCCTGTTGATCCGCCCGCACAAACGGCGCCAAAGCATCGTATGCGTCAATTCTGGCGTCGAGAGAGGCCAAAGACACTGCAGCCGCCGCAAGGTCTGCCTGCGTTGTCGTAATGTCTGCGGAATTGCCGTTAATCGCCTCTAGCTGCGCTTCGATCTGCTCGGCAAAGCGCTGCCACCAGATTTGAAACGCCTGCGTCGGGAGGCCATTGTTCGAACTAAGCGGGACCGTCCGTTGCAACCGTGGGAGCTTCATCAGAAGGCCCCCATCGGCTCGTTAAACACAATATCAGACAGCCTAACGCCCACCGGATCGGTAACGCGGAACTCGCACAGCAAACCGGGGCTTCCCACCATGCCGAGGCCGGTCCACTGCACCCGCTTACGATACTGCCCCTGCTTACCAAGAGAGACCCGACGCCACTTGCCCCAAGTCTGCCCCGCATCGAGTGAGCGGCGCATTTCAATGCCAGGCTCCTGACCCGTCAAAAACGGGGTGTGGCCCACGTTCAACCGCGCAACCAGATTATCGACCGTCAGCCCCCCCGATGTGATCGGGAAACCCGCCCGCCAGCGCCTTTCCAGAACACCGCCTTGGTCTTCATGTCCTTGCGACCATGCAAACGTTGTGCCATCTGTTGCGGAGCCAAACAACCCGCCGCCGTAGCACTGCGCACGCCAGTTATTGAGGCCGTAGGTCGTGAACTCCGACCACCGCCCGGTTGCTGCCGTGTAAACCCATGTCCTGCCATCAAGGCGGATGGCAAGAAACTCGGTTCCCTCAAGAAAGAACGTCCAGAGCCTTGCCGAGGATGATCCTTCAATCATCGCCTCAAGACCTGCATCGCTAACAACCGTGTCGGTGTCGCTGATGCAGACCTGATTGGTATTCGTGATCCATGCGAAGGTGGAATTGAACTTGACCGCGCAGCCTGTTGCCTTAACCCCGCGCTCGAAAACCCGGCCTTCCAAAGGCTGGAACGGCAAGTTCGCGTCCTGCGTATTAGGCCAGAACTCCACCGTTTCCGCGCCAAACAAAATCAGGATGTCATCAATAAACAATGCATCAAGGATGCGGTCGGGCTGGCCTTCCGCTGACGCAAACGACAACGCGCCGATGGTGCTGGAAAGAACGTTGGACCAATAGAACTGCTGCGTATCCTTGCGGATGCAGATAATCCGCGAAGCACCGACCAGAACCTTGATGACCTGTGCGTCATCAGGGAATGGAACCGTGCTGATCGACACGCCATCCGTCTTGAACAGATCGGCGCCGCCCGCGATGAACACCGCATTGGCATAGCCATCAATCGAAACAGGGCCGTCCGCCTCAATCGCCCCGATCAGGCCCGGCGCGTACAAAGCGTATTGCGAGGCAACAAACAGCCTCCCACCGATAACCCCATCCTTCTGGAACAGGGCGACAATCGGATTAGAGCCATAGCTTGCGCGGCTTTCCAGACCGGGCCGCGATTGCAGAACAACGCCGGTTTCCTCAGTGGGCACCGGCTCGGCAAACATGTTGATGACCGGCAATTCAGGAAGGTCGCCACGCGCCCGCTTGAACGCACTGGTTCCGAACTGCATTCGGGGCATCAGAAATACTCGTTGGTATAGGCAGGCTTGAGCTGCTGCTTGATCGCAATCATGCCTGTCAGCGCTTCCAGCCTCAGCGAGGGCGTAACCTCGCGGTTGAAGTCATCGCACAGCGCCAGCTTGAGATTGGCCTTGATCCCCGACACATATTCAATCGGGACCGCCAATACAGCGGTTAGCGTAGTCGGCAGAGTAAGCCCCACGTCCATGCCGCGCTTGGTCCATTCCGCCAGCATGTTATTCAGCGCTTCAAGCCCGATAGCCGCCTGTTCCGGGCTTGGGTCTTCGGTGTGCCCGACGATCTTGCGCAGCGCTGCAATCACCACATCTTCAACCGTCTCGTCCGAGATTGTCGAAGGGGTATCAGCGGGGAAAATCGCCATCAGTCCACCTCCAAGAATAAGGGGCGAGGTTTCCCCCGCCCCTCACACTCACGCAATCGGCAGCCAGTAGGTGACAGCAACGCGAACGTTGCCATCAGCCGAAGTCGCAGCGTTGGCCGCAACCGCAAGGCGAACCGTGGTGTCGCTGGTGCCCGTCACCTGATAGAACAGGCTGGTAGCAGCCGTGGCAACACCGGTCGTTCCAGCCTGCGCTACCGTCGAACCCGAAAAGTAGCGGGTTGCCGAACCGGCATCACCCACGTTCAGGGTAATCGTCGGAGAAGCGTTGGTGTCGCAGTCGTCGGCTTCAATCGTAACGCCGAGGATGATCGCGCCCACAGGCAGGTTGCAGACGTTGGCAGCGTCCGCAGTGGTGATGGTGCCAGTCAGGGCGACCTGACCATACGACACCTTGACATTTCCCCCGAAGCCGTGGCCGGAAGCGGCGAGACGCGCCTGAGGCGCATTGGTTGCAGGCATTTCGTTAACTCCTGAAAGAGAAAGGGCGAACCGAAGCCCGCCCTAAAAGGTTAGTCAGCCGCAGCGCCGAAGAAGCCCATCACCATGCCGTGCTGCTTGCCGTTGAAGGCAGCCTTCTTCACGCCGATGATTTCGTCCATGCCGACCGTCATGCGGCGGTTCAGAGCGGCGATGTCGCTCTTTTCCGTGCCCGCCTGCGGACGCTGGGCGTAGGCGATGAACGCAGCCTGCGTACCGCACAGGAACACCGGGCGAACCGGAGCCGAGGACGAACCAGCGGTGTTGAAGCCGTTGGCAGCCGCCCAAGCATCGATTTCCGGCACTTCGCGGTGAATGATACCGTCAAGGTACAGGTCGCCCGACTGGAAGATCGGGTTCTTGTCCATGCCAGCGCCTTCACGAGCGCGAGCATCGCGGTTGGCGTTGACCATCGCGGTGTCGTTCGCCAGATCGCGGAACGTACGCTGCCCGTGGAAGGCAACGTAGAACTCGCGGCCCATGTCATCATCAACCTGGTACGGCGTGATCAGCGGCGAGGCAGCACCGGCAAGGCGCTTCATGATGCCCATGCGGCCAGTGGTGCAGGTCTGCGCCGAAGTCACCGCGCCGAGGGCGGTTGCCCACGTTGCGCTGTACTGCGAAACAGCACCGAAGAACAGGCGATCAGCATTGGCAGCCGCAAAAGCGTTGCGGTTCGCTGCGGTCGATGCACCGTAGTTGACCGTGGTGTCACCAGTGGTCACGACCGAACCGAAAGCTTCGATGATGTCGTCACGCAGAAGCTCGCCGAAATAGCGGGTCAGGCTTTCGCGCGCCGCGTTCAGCACATCGATTTCAGTGCGGAAGGTCTGGTTCTTGGTGATCGCCACGCCCTTGCCGCGAAGGGCAACCGGAACGCCGCAGTTGAAGTTGTCGAGCGGGGTTTCGTTACCGACAATCGGGGTTTCACCCGTCACCGGAGCGCCAGCCAGCTTGTAGAACAGCGGGATATTGAGCGTGTCACCAGCGCGCTTTTCAAGGTCCGAATAACCCTGAATAATCGCGTTGGTCGTGTTGTTGATGTAGGGCATGAAACGCGAACGACGCACGTATTCCATGTGCGCCTTGTTGTTCCATTCCTTGCGCTGCGAAGCAGTCGCGAGAGTGAAGTCAGCCATTGTACGTTACCTCAAAACATTGAGGCCAACCGCTCCGCTGCAGGGTCGTTCTTGGGAGGCGTCGGGGAACCGGCGCTAGGTGCCGTTGCAAGTGACCGTGGGGGAGTGGGGGCCGGGGAAGGCGCGGGTTGCGCCGGGATCGGTTGCGGGTTTGCCTGTGCGGCCTTCCACGCCTGAAACGCCTTGAAATCGTCCATGGTGACGGTGCTGGCGATCTGATCCTTGCGGTATGCCTCTACGGCAAAACCTACCGGGTCAGGGGAGTGGTAGACCTTGGCATTGAATGCGGGGTCAGAGTCACACTGTGCGTAGGCCCACTTAATAGCGGCCTCGACCTCGTCCTTGCCGTGCTGGATTTCAGCAAACCGGCGCGACATGTCCACCTTCTGCTGGTGAAGCATTGTCTGGAACTTCTGTTCGGTGGTTTCAAACGCACCTTCCAGATTGGTCCAAGGGTCGATAGGTTCGGACTTGGGCGCCTGCGCAGCCCGGAGCCGTTCAAGCTCCTGTTCTGCAGCCTTGCGCTTCTCGCGTTCATCGAGGACAGCCGAGATCGGGATAAAACCCGGTTCGGCCTTGGGTTCGGGGGTCGTTACCGTCCCCTGCGGTACTTCTTCAACCGCAGCGGGTTCGCTCGGCTGCTCTGCAGGCTCAGGGGCGACCTGTTCCTGTACCACGTCCACAACTTCAGCTTCCGGGGTTTCCCCCAGCCCAAAAATATCGCCTTCCATGTGTGATGCTCCGTTGCCTTGTATCGCCAAGACATTGCGATGCGCCCGATCCCCGGCGGCAGGTCCGATGTCACGTACACCGGCAGACGAAACGCCCTTAAGGTAGGCGGCACCTTTGCGCGGAAAGCATGGCTTCTGCGTCGGCACTGGCAAAACCAGCCCGAAACAGTCTTACCGTTGCATTTCCGCCAAACTCATGGACCAGCGCGCGCCATTCACGCGGCAGCCGGTCCAAAATCAGAAAATCATTGCGCTGCTGTGCTGCGTAAGCCTCAAGCTGCGATGCCTGCACGAGTGCCAGCCTCAAACGCATTCAACTGCAGCTTCGCGCCAATGGCCTCTGCCTGAGCGTAGTTCTCAACCGTTTCGCTCTTGGTCTTTTCAACGTCCGCTTCACGCTGCATCGCCTCAAGCTGCGCCATCATCTGCGAAACCTGCTGCTGCATCTGCGATACCGGATCGGGCTGTTCAAGCTCATCCAGAACCTTGCGCTTGTCTGGCAGAGACGACGCCATGATAAGCGCCTTGGGCGGAAGCTGCACACCAGAACGCGCCAGATCGACAAGCGCCTGGAACTGTTCAGCCGCAAGATTGGCCGTGTCGGGAACGCTGTTGATCTCGATGTCAACGTTCATTTCCGCCAAAGCGTTCTTGTAGCCCAAGATCACCTGTTGCGTGCCCTGCATCGGCATACCGTCAGGACCGGCGACAATCGCGGGCATTTCCCCAACCATAGGTTGGTTGATCCCAATGAACTCCGGTGCCTGCTCATCGCCCGTCACGCGGATGTAGTCCGGCGCGGTCCAATATTGCTTGCACCGTTGCCAACAGGCGCGGAACACCGACAATTCAAACCGCGCCAGACCGCCCAGCGTCATCGCGCTGTCAGTCATGCCAGCGGCCTGCCGAAGCTGCTGCGCCCTGCCACTGGCCGAGGCCGATTGTGCCGCCAGAACACCGGGGTTTTGCCCAAGGCGCTGCATGAATGCACGAGCCGACTGCAGCAAGTTGAACTGGCCGCTTGCCATGTCCGTGGTCGGGATCACACCCCAACCCGGCGGCAGCACACCATCAGGTCGCGCCGCTTCCTTGCGCACCTGTTCAGGATCGGACGCCAGCGCCATGTCTGGGTCGGTCGCATAGGTCTGCCGCGTATTCGCCAGATGCAGCAACTTGCTTTCACGCTTGTTGATGGCATCCTGAGGACTGCGCAGATCGCGCACTTCACCGTAGCGCTGGTTGTCCCGGTCAATGTAACAAGAGCGCGCCTTGATCGGGCAAGTCGGCTTGCCGTTGCTGTCATTGAACGGGGAAACACCCGCTTCAATAACCCCGCCACCCCAGAACAGGCAGCGTTGCCACACACCGCCTTCCTTGTGGTACATCTCGACCATGAACACGCGGCGAAGCTTGGAATCAAACCAGCTTGTCGCTTTGCTTACCGGGCGGTCATCGAACTGCACCGACCCAAGCGCAATGGCCTGCGTATCCATGGACGCCTGCAGCTCGTCAGCGCGCTCGGGATATTCCGCTACAACGTCATCAATGAACCGCCACTTACCAATGCCCATGTAACGCGCATCGGAGAAGTCCAGCGCACGCGAACGGGGGTCAAAGAAGAACTCCTCAAAGCCAATCCGCTCGATGATGACACGGTTGTTCTCGTCAACACCGACATAGACCGCCGTGGTGCCCTCGACGAAGTAGGACAGCGCACAGTATGAGCGTTTTTCCTGCCAGTCGCTGTAATCCTTGACGTAGCGCAGCACCTTGCTTGCAACGTCCGCCGCGTCCTCATCGCCCGGTTCGCGCGGCCATGCCCTGGGATCAGTCTCGCCCTGTTCCCACACACCAACTAGACCGCGAATGGTAACGCGGACCTCGTTGTAGTACGTGGCAGGCTGGCGGCGCGCTTCCAAGGCCTCGCGCTCGGCTTCCGTGTATTGGTAGCCATCCCAGTAATCGCGGTCAATGAAACTCTCTTTGGTGGCGTTGTCGTTGCCATCAAGAGCGTCTTCGACAAGGCGCTTGTACCGATCAACGGAGGGGAGGCTCATACGGTCTTCCAACTTCCGCCCTCCCTTTCCTTGCGCCAAGATGGCCTGCGTACTGGTTGCGCCTCGACCGGCTTCAGGATTGCCGGGTGTGCCTGATCAATAGCGCGCCCGATCAGGCTCGCCGTGTCTACATCGTCATCGTGCTTGCCAGCGGGGAACATCAGAAATTCGCTGATGTCCGCACCCGGCTCAAGATACACTCGCTGCGTTGCTGCCATGGCCTGAAACGACCTTGCGCGCGTCGGCTTATCACTTACACTCGGCAACCATTCCAACCGGCAATGCACGCTGCGTTCCCGCATCCGGCGGCGAAGCATCGGTTCAACCGCCTTTTGGATCACGCCACCTTCACCAAACCACGCCAGCGGCTTCCATTTGTCGATCAGGTCAAGCTTGCGCTCAATCCATTCATCCGAAGCCGTCTGCCCGCGCCAGCCATCGACACGGTAGACATCGCCGCTCGGATCGATGCCCCAAACCCGATGCACCGTGTAATCCCCGCCACCATCGGTAACGGCATAATCGCTCGTGCCGTAGTACCGCAGCTTGGGCAGAACACTCCAAGTCCGGAACCATTCCCGCTTGAAGAACGTACCTTCGTCCGGTTGTGGCTTTTGCTGATACAGCGCCGACCATTCACGCGGGCCAATTGTGGCCTTGATCCTTTCCAGCGCCGCCCTGTCGTACCATTCCGGCCACAGTGCTTCGCCAGCGTCATTAATGGCAGGAAGCTCAAGAACTTCCCATTGGTCGGCTTCCTGCGCCAGCAACCTTCCTGCAAGGTCGTCATCGTGCCAACGCGTCTGGATCAGCACAATCGCACCGCCAGGCATCAATCGCGTGTAGAGCGTCGATCGATACCAATCCCACACCAGTTCACGCCGCCGCTCGCTGTCAGCCTCCTCGCGGTCCTTGAACGGGTCATCAATCAGGGCAATGTGAGCGCCGCGCCCAGTGACTGCAGTGCCGACACCCGCAGCGACGTAAGCCCCGCCGTGATTGGTATTCATCCGGTTCGCCGCTTGGCTATCTGGCGCCAAGCCAACGCCGGGGAACACTTGCCCAAACTCCGGTTCAGCTACGATATTGCGGACATTGCGCCCAAAGTCGTTTGCAAGGTCGCTGTTGTAGCTGGCCGCAATGATCTGACGCGACGGGTTACGCCCTAAGCACCACGCCGGAAAGCGCTTTGAAGCCAACTCTGACTTGCCATGCCTCGGCGGCATGAAAATCATAAGCCGGTCAATATCGCCGCGTTCTACCGCTTCAAGTTTGTCTGCGATCTGCGCGTGATGCTGTGCGCGTTCGTACAGCGGGTTTGTGTATTCAGTGAACCGAAGAAGCGACCGCCTCGCCAGCGCCGCCCGAACGTCGCTCAGACTTGGCAAGCAAGGTTTCGAGTTGTTCAAGCTCGCCAGTGTCGAGGGCATCGAGGTCATGCTTGACAGTCACCGTGCTTTCGCTTTTCACCGTCAGCTTGTCGCTGTAACGCTGCGACCACTTTCCGATCAGCCGAATGCGCGTATCGATCCGAATGCGACGGTCTTCAGCCTTGATCGTGTCGTCATCAGCGATCTCTAGGCATTCATCCGCCAAGGCATCACAGCCGAGTTCACGCGCGCGCGCGGAATGCGCAAAAGCTTCCTCGCTCTTATTCAACCAATACCGAACCGAGCTTTCGGCAAAGTCCAATTCCCGGCAGACAGCACGAAGGCTTTTGCCCTCAGCCATGCGGTTGCAAATCTCTTGAAGCTGGGCTTCGGTGATCATTGCATCCTCACTGATATTCGCGCGCCTCGCACAGTGCCGAACACTTTGCGTAAAGCTCTTGGCTGTCGTGGACTGTGCCGGGTGTGGGGCGCGCTGGTCCGGGGGTGGACCAAAACGAGTTACGCCCGCTCACCGTGTTACTGGCTGCGGGCGCAAATCTAATAATTGCATTTCTGCATGGCAGGTCTTGCGGGCAAAGTCAAGCCCTTCAAACAAGCGCGTCCAGTGCATCAAGCGCCCTACGCAATTGCGCCTTCGCTGCCAGTGGTGCCGGGTACTTCGCCCGCTTGGCATGGATCAGCTCGTCGATCCATGACGGGCCGTGGTCGGGATTGATGTCGATGACAAGCTGATCAAACGCGCGGCGGACATCGCGGCCCATCTTGTTTGCAACGTCCAGACAGCCGTTAAGCCATTCCTCGCGGGCCTTGGCCTTCTTGCTGTCGATCTGCGTCACGTTGCCATAGGTGCGGTCGCCCAGCGCGCATTGATAGCGTCCGGTGCTGTAAGCCACCCAATAAGCTCCAGCGATGGCCCTGGCGGTATCCAACAACGCTTTTGCCTCCGATCCCTCCCCAAGCAGTCCAGCACGGTATGCGCGGCCAATCGCATCGCAGCCGTCTTCACCGTACAGGGCATACATGGCCTGAGCGTGTTCGGTGCCCTTGTCGATGGGAGTGATGAGCCGACCGGACTTGTTGCGTGGTCCTGCTTTGCGGGGGCGTCCTCGCTTGGTCATGCTTCATTCCTCCACTTTGCGGACGGCGACCACATCCCATGCACAAGACGGCTCGTGGTGCTTCCATCGAAGCTGATCGGCGGTGTAGGTGTGCTTTCGATCGACATAGCCGTTCCTGAATTGGACCTCGTATTTTGCGGTACGATTTGGTGGGGCGCGCTTTCCGCTTATTAGGGTAAAACCTGGGGAAGGGATGGGGTCAGTTGGGAGCACTTAGCCTCCCGATAATCTCCCCGATTGGGCGCGGCGGGCCAGTGCCAGACCGAAGCCGTGCGGCGCGTTCCTCCAGTTCTCGGGCGTCGTCGTCGCGGCCCATTTTCCGGTAGAGCGCGGCGGTTTTCTCAGCCTGCTTGATCGGGTCAACCGGCGCTGTGGTCCTGTTCGCGGGTTTGGCTGCGGACTTGACCCATTCCGCGCTGAAACCTCGCCAGCCACGCGAAACCAGCTCGGCCAGCGCGTCGTCCATCGTCCAGCCCGCTTCCTCGGCCTGTTTGCGAATGCGGTTAACTGCCGTGGGCGTTGCGTCAGCTTTGATCCGCTTCCGGTGGGCCAGAAAATCGGTCCAAGTCTGTGGCGAAACGTCATCCGGGCAAGCCAAGTTCCCCACCCTTACGCGCGCGGGGTTATTATCCGGG